CGATGATTGTCAGCTCGTTTGTGGTAAGATGGGTGTAAGTCATTTGTGGTTTCCTTTCTTTTGTTTAGGGGTATTCAAAAGTCTACCACAAATGGCTTTTCTATTTTTCTAACTTAATTTTACAAACGGCGTCACTAAAACGACCATCTTCAATCGGTTCAGCTGGATATTCACCATACTTCTTAATTGATTCCTCATCACGATACATAAAAGGAGCAAAATAATAATATTCGCTAGATGTTGATGAAGAACTTTCCGAAGTCGTATCGCCACCACTATCACTATCGCCAGCAACAATTGAAGCCATTTGATCATTACGTTCCCACCAAGTCGGCGGATACGAATCAATCGATTGAGTCTTACAAGATTGTCCCGGAGCTGGTTCATAAATCATCGTACTGTTATTCAACGCCATACAGATGTGATATGAACCGCCGTGTGAACCATAAAATCCCATGTCACCAGTCTGCACTTGCGACCGATCAATTTGTTTACCATATGGCTCCATTGCGACTGTATAAGCCGGGATATTAATACCCATATCTTTGTAAACTTGGCTCACAAAAGAAGAACAATCCATCCCACTGCGAGGATTACCGCCACGAGCACCACCGGCTCCTCCCCACACATAAGGAACACCAAGGTACTGTTTGGCATCATTGACAACTTTATCGGCACCAGCACCACCTGAACCATGACTATCGTCTCCACTAGTTGAAGTATCTACCTGAGTTTCAATCGAATACTTCCCACCGATACACATAATTTCATTAGTAAGACTAGTCGAATCAAATGTCCACTTAAATTCAGTGGTGTTGTATTCATAATCAAGACGGTTGCCGTAATCTTTATAGAACTGGTCTTGTGCATATACTCGAATATTTCTATTATCCGGATAAACAATTGCGTTTGGCCACGCTTCAGTAATCTTACTTAACATATCAGTTCCGCTACCGTCAGCAAGCTCTTCAATTCGGGAAGTGGGAAAATCACCAATTACCTGGTAAGTAAAGCCAAGATTATTACCATCAATCCAATGCTTTAAAACATCTTCAATATGATAGGTAACTTGGTTTTCATCTTCGGAATCCGACTTAGTTTCATCTGTTTTAATAACAGTGGTTTTGGTCGTGGTGTTTCCGTTAGTAGTAGTTGTAACGTTCTTTTGAGCATTTAGATTAGTATCATCGCTATCGTCTCCAGAATCACTTCCAGAGTCATTATCCGTTTGCGTACTTCCGTAGACTTTAACATCGGTTTGTTTATCCACATCGGCTGGATCAATATAGGTCTTATACTTTCGTAACCGAGCAATTTCAAAGTAAACATGGGTGGCGACAATATCAATTGAGTCTACCCCACCATTAGCATCTGGTTCAGCCTGTTTAATGATGTACTCTTGACCATCGAAAAAGATTGACGCTTGACTATCTAACATTGAATAGGCAAACGAGTGGTCATCATGAGCCGTAAATTGCAGGCTCCACGTTGAATTGGCTTCCCAATCAATATAAAACGAATCTGGATCAATACAGTTAAGAGGCTCGGTTTCGGTGCGTCCAACGCCTCTAACTTTGACCTTTTCTTTAATTTCAGATCTCATAGATAAATAAATGGAAAGCTGAATGTGATGTCTACACTGTCTGCACCGGTAACAGCGATATCGTTCCAACCTGTATCCAGAATAATGTTTCCATAGTCTGTATTTGCACTAGCTGGATTTCCATTTAAGGTAGTGTTAATTCCGTCCAAAATAATACTTTCTTCACCGTTAGAAGCTTTTATATATGACCACTCACTTCCATTTGTGTTATTAGTAATCTTCATGGAATTACCTTTAAACTTAGAAATTATTTTCAAGTCGTGTTTCTGTCCAAATGGATCTACTTGAATGTCACTAGCGTTATAGACCCTAAAATTATTTGCGGTGAAATGATAGTTATATTGATCTTCGTTTTCATGAAGATTCATACCAAACTGCACACCATCTAAATCATTGCTATAAGTCCCATCACTTCGATAGAGAGAATAACGATAGCCCGATGGATTATCAAAGTTCATTGTAATTAACGCATCATGAGCATAGTCTTGGCTTGGCTTTATTTCAGGCAAATTTGGGTAAACAAAACGGACGATGGAAGATTCCACGTCCGTTCGTATTCTTATTAATTTACGTTGACCGAAGATTCGATAAAATTGATGTTTAGCAAGTTTGAAGTCTTGCCAATCAGAAAATCTTAAAAAGAAATTTGCAACAATCTGGTATCGAGAAAAGGTTGAGTATTGCAAAATGCTACCATCTATACCAGGAACATCAAGATAAGAGTTATTAATTGTTGGGGTTGAATTATCGCCTAAATATTTTAACCCCTGTACCTTATCTGCAATATTAAATTCTGGCTGATCGCCAATTTTTAATAACAGTTGTGGATTTTGTAAGCTTTGCAAATAATTCGCCTCCTCAATAGCTCATATAGTCGCTTACTCGCTGATCATTACCATATTGTTGGTAGAATCGTTGGCGAGCATGACGTGATCGAATATCATCATTACCGCCATTAGCCAAAATAGCATCGATTTGTTGCTTATTTAGGCCAACAATCTGCGCTAAGAAAGTAACAGCTTGTTTGAGATAAGCGGTAGTTTCATCATTAGATTGGCTTTGCGCTCTCCGACTATGTAAACCACCAGTTCCGCCACCATCTTGTTCCATCTTATCAAGAGTATGATCAATCAAAGATAAAGCACGCGGACGTTTATTAATGTCTAGTGGAATAATAGCTTCTGGAAGTCCTTGCTCAGCAACTTCATATAGACCATGTTTAGTAGCAAAACCACCGGTTGCCCATCCATGACCCATACCGACATTACCCCAGCCTCCTTCACCACCATGTTCAAGAACATTGATAGCTGCAAGAATTTCGTTGTATCCACTTCGCCAATCAGTATGGCCCGGTAAGGCATCGGCTTTCCAAGTTGAACCAGCAAATTGAAGTAGCCCCCGAGCTTCATTACCACCTGAGTTAACATCATGAATACCTTGCCAAGCGTGTGGATCTCCGCCTGATTCTGTTTCAATCTGTTTTAATAATTTATTAACTTTCCAACCAGCTGGATCAACACCTAATGCATGAAAGGCCTTAATAATTACAGGACGCCAACGTGCTACACCAGCACCACCTGGATTAGCCTCAGACGCCATTTGATCTTTCAAAACATTAGAAATAGCTTTTGCAAATGCAATAGCAGAAGCTGGTCCCAAATCGGCAACAAGCGGAACCCTTGAATTCCAATTAGTCATTTTAAGAATCAATGTTTTAGCAGCTTCTTCTGGACGTTTTTCAAATTGCTCAGATAATTTATCCATTTCTGATTCGGATAATGTCCCATTAGCATATTTATGAACCCCAATTGAATTCATAAATTTATAAGTGCTTTCACCGCTCAATACTTGTGTACCGCGTGGAGCGTTTGGAATGAGGGTATTTCGATGTTGGGGAAGTAACGCTTGACCATTAGGGAATAGTACAAGTTCTTTCCAATGAGGACGAACCGAGTCATTAACAAGCATATGACCACCCGGATGTCCGCCATTAGTACCGTTAGCATAAGAAATAGTAGATAATTTCTTGTCACCACCAAAGTTGCTGATAGTTGAGTTGATACCGCTAATTCCTTTATTCAAGCGACTAATAATATCTTTCATTGATGATTGAGCATATCCAGGGAGTTTATTAAATCCTTTACGGAAATTACTTACAACATCATCAATCCAACTATCCCAGCCTTTAAGAAATGAACTACTAAACTTAGAACGAGTACTTTGAATATCATCAAGATACCTATCTACAGAACGACTAGCAGATCCTAAATTTCGACTTACTGGACGATCTAATCCAGACCAAGTATTTTTCCAATCACGGTCAAATTCACGCTTAAATGAACGCAATGCACGATCCATTGAACGTGTTTGACGATTAAATTCATTAACAAAGCCAGACTTCTTACCGCTCATCGCCTTGTTAGCGATATCGGCCTGTTGAGCAATAAGTCGGCCAAATGGATTCTTACGAATGGTACGGTAGAGATTACGAATATCAGAATTTAGCGCAGTAAAACCTGTCTTCTTTCCATTTAACCCTCTTACGGATTTTTGCAATGTATTAAATGAACCTGCTAAAGATTTAAGCGGTTTTGCTAATGAACGCCAATATTTCGCTGAGTTTTTAACACTCTTATCCATTCTAGTTAAATAAGTAGTAACTTTTGATTTTTTTAGATCTCCAGCTAACTTCTTAATGTAAGCACCTATTTTTTGTTTCTTAAGAGCATTATTTAGATCTGTAAATCCTTTCTTGGTAGCTTCAAGTCCATTCTTTCCAACTAATGTTTTAGTTGCATTTTGTAGCGTCTTAAAAGATTTTGATAATGACTTAACAGGTGAAGCAAATTCTTTCCACTTTTTTGTAGAATCTTTTATTTCACTACTAATCTTTTTAAGAGGTTTCTCCAAAGAATTATTCTTTAAGCTCTTACCCAGACTATCAATGTTTTTTATAAGGCTTTTACCGTACTTTTTAACAGTCCCATCTAGTTTAGGTAAGTCATCATTAAATGCTGCAAAAGCATCCTTTTTAGCCATTGAGTTAGTAAACCGACTAAGGTATTTAAAAGCATCCCCAATTTCCTTAATCGGTTTAGCAACCTTCCCCCAATTACTTGAAGCACCTTTTAATTCAGAGTTCATATGACGAAGTTCAGAAGTTGGATCATTAGTTTTAATAACACTCTTTAACCCTTTCAGTGCTTTTTCATATGAACCTATTTGAGCTGTCATAGCTTTTAAGTTTTGTACGTCAGACTTAGAGTAGCGAGTATTTCCTAAAGACTTAACTTTATTTTCTGACGTCGAATTACGAGTATCAGTGGTGGAAGAACTTGATTGTTTGCGAGTTGGCTTGTGAATTGTTTCTTTCTGACGATTTTTCCCAAACCAATCGAAGAATCCACGCCAATCATCTTTAACCCCTTTAATCATTGAACGAGCATCTCTACCCATATCAGATTTCCAGCGTTTCACATTCAATGTGCCTAAATCAGCAATGGTATCCCACATTTCCTTTAAGCCAGCATGGACATTTCTAGCAAAGAACTTTAATGTAGCAAATGCTGTATTAAATGTTCCACGTTCCCATCGGAAATAACCTGCTATAACTGGGTGTTTCTTTTCAATTGCTGCAATCCAATTATTATATTTTCGCGTAGCATCCTTAAAATCCCAGCCAACAGTAGCCACAAATCCACGAGGTTTATAGTTTTTGGTATAACCATTCCACCCCTTCTTAAATGAATCAGTAGTTTTGTAAGCCCAATCTGTTCCTAATGATGCTAGCTGACCACCAAATGGTCCCGCCAAATACCAACCGATCCCTTCTGCCACTGACTTACCAGCATCCTTATAACGACTTTTCGCTTTTGAATTTGTTAAACCAGAATAAATATTCTTGGATAAATCTAAGGCGGTTAATGCTACCATGCCAAAGTCTATAATTGACCCAAAAATACCCGCTTTTTTTATTAAGTTTGGTAACGATTTAAATTTACTTAAAAATCCTGTTGAAGCTTTAGCACCAGCTTTTTCTCCACCCTTTTTACCAAAATCGGAAAAAACATTAGAAAACCACCTAGAAATTCTCGATGATCTTGTTTCATCAAGGTACGGTCTGATCTGAATATCTCTTTCAGCCTTTTCAATTTTACTTGCAGCGCCTTTTTCTTTAGAAGGTATTTCTATAGCGTTGCCAATAGCTGAATCTCCACCAGAAACCAAGTTATGTTCTTTCCAAAGCGCAACATTTCGTTCAAGCTCATGATTTTCAAGCTTAATTTTATCGTTTTCCTTATTAATCCGGAACAAACTTAAAAAGTCTTGTTTCAGAGCACTTAAACCATTAACTGTTCCTTTAAGAATCTTAAAGGCTGTAACTAGACCAATTACTCCACCGGTTACTTCTCCTAAGTATTTAGGAAAGTTTATGTTTCGTTGCCTTATTCCAAGTGCTTTTTCTACATTCTTTGTAAGCAGACCAATTGCTTCTCCAACTGTTCCAATTGCATGGACAACAATTCCACTAATCTTGAAGACTTCAGTAAAGCCTTCAACAAAGCCACCAGTAAATGAAAAGATCGATTTAGAATTATGACTAATAACACGTGCAAAATTAGAAACACTTTTACTAAAGTCACCGATCGCTCTTTGACCATCTTTTGAGCCAACCCAATTACTCATAGCCTTTGCTACATCATTAACAGCTGGAAGAAGCTTATTGCCAAGATTAATTGCAATATCTTGAATATTCATCTTAAGCTGTTGCATCTGCATTTTAGTAGATTGCATGTTTCTTTGTGCCAACTGATGAACATAATTAGTCTTTTCAGCCTTTTCTTCCTTTTGAATAAGATCATCCATCGCATTAGCACTTTGAGATAAAATCATTGCAGCATTTTGTCCCGTTGTTCCAAACACAGCTTTAAAAAATGCTCCACGATCGGCTTTACTGAGATTTTCAGTATGCTTATTGATAACTTTCATAATATCAGGAAGCTGCTTTAAAGCACCTTTCTTTGTCTTAAAGTCATCCATCGTCATACCATACTTTTTAAGAGCCTCTGTTGCACCAGCAGTAGGCGATAGTAAACTGTTAAGCACTTTTCGTAATCCAGTACCAGCGATTGATCCTTCTAATCCTGCATTACTCAATTCACCTAAAGCAGCTGTAGTAGTTTCAATGGACTGACCAGATTGGCTTGCAGAAGCTGATACATAATGCATAGCCTCTCCCATATTCTTAAAGTCTGTAGCCGTCATATCAGCTGCATAGGCCATAGCATTAGTTACTCGCTTTGAATTTTGAATAACTTGTTCAGATGTTTTACCTTGCCGTAGATTAAACGCATCTAATACATTAGAAACATTTTGTACAACATCCCCATAATCATCTCCAGATGCACGAGCTGCCTCTAACATAGATTTCATTGAACCAATTGACTGTCCCGCAGAATAACCACGTTTTACAAGCTCTGTGTACTGATCTGCAATATCTTTTTGTGAGTAACCATATTCTTTAGAGAATTTAGCAGCATCACGTTGCATTGTGCCTACTTTTCTAACTTCACTCGCAGCTTCACTTGCTGATTTAGCACCAAATTTAAGTAAATTTCCAGTAGTAACCCACGATTGTTGTAAATTAGCGGACATTTGTACTGATTTACCAACAGCAGCACCAAATGGAACAAGCGCCATTGATGCAGTCATAATTCCACCACGTAATGATTGAGCCCATTCTCTCGTATGTGAAGTAGCTCGACGCGCATTGGTATCAAGATTATTCATTGCACGGCTTAGACGAGAAATTCCGCTATCAGTGACGCTTCGTTCTGCTCGTGAAATTTCGTTGATTGAAGTTCGTACCTTCAATGCTTGAGTAATTTGCTTTGCATATTCTGAATTTGCATTAGTAATCTTTTCACTGAGCCCAACTAAAGCAGCTGCTTCTTTTCTATATTCACTAGATGCTTTTCCATGTTCACGTACAGTTTGATTAACTTTTGCTTGTTGCTGAGAATAGCTATTACGTAGTCCATTTACTTTAGACTGTAGGCGATTTGTTTCACTGACTTCTGCTCGAAATTGGTTAATTAATGCTCCATGCTGTAACTTGTAGGATTCTACTTGAGCTTTAGCTGTACGAAAAGCATTTCCTTGACTATTAACTGATCTAACATAACCATCCATTACTGATTTAACACTTTGCGCTTCTGTACGTGTACGAGCTAGACCAGTATTAAATTGGAGAATGGACTTTCGAGACTCTTCAATCCCTTGGGTTAATTTATTAATTTGATGTTGAGCATTTTCAATCTGACGAACAGTACTAGCATACTTCTTTTCGGTTTCGTCAAAAGCACGTTGAACTTTTTGAGCTTCTTCCGAATTAGCATCAGCATACTTTTTCGTCTCTTCGATTTGCTTTTCACGTGCTTTAGAAAGTTTTTCTAGTTCGCTACGAAGCTCTTTCTGTATATTTTTATAATTTTCAATCTGTCGTTCAGATTGTTCAATCTTAAAATTATATGCAGAAATTGAACCTTCACCTTGTCGAATTGTTTCAAATCCAGCACGCATTTCAGCTTTCATTGCACTTGCGGCACTTCGCATTTGGCGCAAGCTAGCTACAACACCACGATCTTGCATATCAACGGCAAACGTATACCCTTCAATTACAGCCATCTATTTTTCCTCCTTTCCTCAAAATTTTTAGAATGTAAAGGCATCTGAGCCAACCAAAGTTAATGGATCTTGTGGACGATCCTTTCTTGATTTAGCATTTTGTGCTGCCATCACATCGCTAAATGACGATTTGTAAAAATCACTAGGAAGAATACCGTTACTCATGGCTTCTTGGGCCATATAATCGATATCTTCTGTAAGATCATCTAAATCAATAATTAATTTTCGGAACTTTGTTTTGGGTCCTCGTTATTTAAGGCTTGCATTGCTTTCTCTTGATTTTTTTGCATCTGACGAACACTTGGCGTAGTCATTCCAGTAAATTCACTAACAGCTGTTGAATAGAAAGTAAATAAATCGTTGTAGGACATATCTTCTAGTTTCTTAGCATCGTCCTTGCTAAGATTTAATAACTTAGCAACCTGCTTAACTACTTCATCAGTAATTACTTCGTTATATTCAGCAAAAAGGACTGTTTCTTTCTTTTGATCAAGAGCATCAATCCGCTTGTAAATTTGCTTAATTCCCTCATTGATTTTCTTGATGTTTCCCATCGAGTCCATAATTGTGAAATCTTTACCAAGTACGTTAGTTGCCTTTAATGTTACTGTCTTTGCCATTGTTAAAACTCCTTCTATATTTAAGTCTATGTATTAGTTACGTCTCACTATTACTCGTCTCTGTTATTTCTTTTTAAGCGGTAGTTGAGCTACCATCTGGATTAATTACTTCAGTGGGCGCCCCACTTGGTTGTGGGGTTGTTATTTTCCCACGCCAGCATCCTTCTCGCCATCAGTACGAACGTCTACTGCCTTGCCTCCATGTAATGAAGCGTCAAGCGTACCGTCCTTACTTGCGGTAACAAAAGTTTGACCAGGGAAGACAGTATCAAAAAGCTTTACCTTATCGAAGCTGTCTTGTCCTGCACGAGCGAAGCCGTAGTTCTTACCATCAAAGTAAGAGAATCCCATAGAAGTGAAGGTCAAAGTATCACTTTCACGTGTTTCAGCGGTATCGGTGTTAGTCTGGACGTTTTGAGTAGTTTCAGTAAAGACACCTAAACCGAAACTATAGTAAACATCTTCCAATGTAATTGGTGATTGAGAAACAATCATTAACCCAGCATAGGTTGGCTTGTCAGAGTCTACCCAAACACCACTGGAAAGTTGTTGACGTCCAAGAATTTTTTGCTTAACTTCTGGATTAATCAAGTTAGCAGTGATAGCAACGGTTGGTGAAGAAGGTGGATTAGAAATATCCACTACTTCGTTATTACCGTTAATCTTTGTTGGGGTCCCAGACAAAGCAGAAATGTTAGCTGTTTGGGCACCCAAGTTCATATGACTCTTATTGGTGTCGATTGCATAGACACCAGTTTCTGAAAGTCCCTTTGTTGCATCAACGATGGTGGTACCATCTTCGTTCTTCAATGCAACATAGAGCATCTTAAGACCGATGTTAGCCATTAGTTGTCCTCCTCTGTAAGTTCGTTTTGTGTGTAATTGAATTTCAACGTATTCGTTATGTTTTTTGTATCCGGAGTCAAAACGTGACCGACATTGAGATAACGGCGGATTTTGTGAGCATACAAAAAGGACTCAACTGATTTTTCGATTGAGTCCATATCTCCGTCATAGTTAATCGGGTAGTAAAACATAATTGATATTCGCTTTATAGTCGAAAGAATTGTGTCATTTCCCACGTCACGTTGACCGTCATTATCTTCTGAAACAACCAAAATTGGATGTGTATTATCAACGTTTTCTTCGTCAATCATGTAGGCACAAATATTGTCGACAAGGATATCTTCCAAGCCGTCAGCATTATCACTTAACAAGCCCACTATTCGAGCGGTAGGAGTCATTTTACTTACCTACCTTCTCATCCATGATTTCTTTTGCTCGTTCAGCCATCCGCTTACCCATTTCGTGGTCACGTTCTTTACCAATACGAGCAATGAAGTCGTGCCACTCACCATACTTAGCCTTTGGAGCTATTCCATAAGGTCCGCCATATTGGTTTCGTGGTTTCCAACCATCATTCAAAAAACGAGCAATATAAGCTTTCTTCCCTTTCTTAGAGAAGCCAACCTCATAATGCCCGTCTTCTTTAATTTCATGTGTTAATGTATCTGCCAAATGCTGTGTACCGTTTTTATATACAACATCCCGTTTATGTTGTTTTAAGAAAGCAATCATTGCTTCCTCATAAACTTTATCTCCAACTTTATTTACTTTCTTTCGTTCACTAAGCGTAAAACCTTGATCTACTTTTTCCAGAAATCTATCAAAGTTATCATTGATAAGACCATCAGCCATGATCAATAACCTCTCTATGACAAGTAATTAAATCAAATCCGTCCGTGCTCAGACCATCATCATAAGAAATGTTATCAATAATAAAGATTTCGTCTCCTTTACGGATCTTGTAATTACTTGTGATTTTTAAGTCATGACGAACAAAAAACACAATAGCTTCCTTGATATGTGCGCCAGCCAATGTTATGGCCTGATTAGCACTCAACGTCCATAACCCGGCATATCTTGTAAAGTGTGGGTTAAACCCTTTGATAGGTTTCCCTGTATTTGGATTTTTCTTTCCGGTGGGTTCGTCAAGGCCAAATTCAAGACGATAACGCATCCTTGCTACATTCACGTTTTTAACCATTGTGTTCATCCTTTGCAGTTAGATTATCTTCGTTCTGGTTGGAACCTGCCGCTGTTTCATTACTACTCTCGGCGTCTGCAATACCAGAAGTATAATCATCTAACCAACCGTCTTTCTTCGCAATTTGGTAGCGATAATCATCTTTCATTGAATTAATTAATGAATACAGCGCCATTGGAACTTCATAAGTTTGCTGTTCACTAGTAGCACTTCGATGGTTATAAAGATGAGAAACTTCAAGAATAACAGCGGCATTAAATACCTCGTTATCATCAAAAAAATCATCAATACGTTCACCTACTTGGCCGATAATATCCCGTCGAGCTGCCTTAACAAGCATTTTTAACAGCACATCATCGCTTTCCATATCAGGTTCTAGTCGAAGAGAAGTTTTAACTTGGCCCAGATCATCATCGCTTACTGTATTCTTTAACAATTCGATTGACATATATATCACCACCTTTTATTGCTACTTATTAACCAATGCTAATAAGTCAGGCTTACTTGCAGATGACGCATAACTAATCTTATGTGCATCTAAGTAGGCCTTAATTTCTGGAATAGTTTGATCTTCAGTTGGTTTTATATCCCCATTAGGATTAAAAGTATCAGCTACTGCCGGTTGTGCGGAAGTAGCTGGGTTATCAGTTGAAGAACTGGCGCTTGTAGCTAAGCTTGATGGAGCTGAACTTGCTACAGCACTAGATGCAGGTTTGTTTTGACTCTCATTTGTGTCCCCACCTATTTTCGGCGTTGATGGGGTTGTGTTCTTCCCATCATCACCGGATGGGGAAGCTATTTTGACGCTTGTACGTCAGCAATACGGAATGCGCTTGAAAGCTTAATTTGGTGATCCATCCATGCAGTTAAGACAAACTTTTCAATACCAGTGTCAACGTCCTTGTCTTGGTCATAGATAGTATTGATATCGTAGTTGTATTGTGAGTATGAGAAGTCACCTACAACTGGCTTAGTAGCTGCATCAGTAAATACTACTGGCTTACCCAAAACAGCTGATGGTTGTGCACCGTATAAAGTGTTAGAACCGTTAGCAAGAGTCTTAATGATCTTCAAGTAATCTTTGTATGCCATCACAATAGTTGCATTTTCACGGTAATCTTCGTGAAGATCAGCAACCGCATTAGTAATCGCATCGTAAAGATCAGAACCAGTTACCTTCTTGATACCAACAGTGTCATCGTAGAATGACATGTGCTTTTCATTAGCTTTAGTTGGGTTAACAGCAAAGGCTACGTTACGTTCCTTCCGAGTTACACCATTAGTAAGTTCTTGTTCTACGTAAGCTGTTAAGTTAGCGTCTGAGCCAAGTAATACAGTTTCAGAAAGTCCAACCTTAACTTTGAACTTGTTACGGGTAAATTGAACAGTGTCACCCTTAGCTTGAATTTCCTTAGCGGTGTCACCATCTGCAATAAATCCATCATCATCTAAAGTGAATGAGAGACGAGGAATTTCTAGATTAGTAATTTGAGTAACGGTTGAAATATCACGTAATGGATTATGTTCTTGTGGTCCCGTAATAATATCGGTTGAAACAGTCTTAGGTAAGAACTTATTACCACCAGTTGAATCATCATCACCTAAAGCTTGGTACACAGATGCTGGTACAGCTTGCTTTGCCATAGTATTACGAACCAATTGAGCAAATGCCTTCGCACGCTTTTCCTTTTCAGATAATTGACTTGGTTCACTATTAGGTTTTAACTTCTTCTTAGCCTCTGCTTCTGCCTTTTCCATTTGCTTACGAGCAACCTCATAACGTTCTTGAGCAGAATCAACGACCTTTTGTTGAGCCTTAATATCTTCCGTTGGGGTTTGCGGGTTAGCAAGCATTTCGTTTAATTTTTCATTGGCTTGGCGAACTTCATCCCCCATGTCCATTGCGTTTTTCTTAATTTGATAAAAATTCATGTGTTTGTTCCTCCTTCATTGTTTGCAATTCGTTATTAATTGCCTTTAAGTTGTTCTGGTACCGTTCAAGAAGTTGCTTACGAAATACTTCATCGTCTTCTTGAACGTTTGTTTGTTGTTTTTGTACTGGAGCTTGAATAAGCTGTTCAGGGACGTGTCGATAACGTTGAGCAAAGTTTTTGCTAATCGAAGCAGCAGCCTTATTAGGCTCGATAACTTCTGTTGCAAGCCCATAGTCAACGGCTTCTTTAGCTGTTAACCACGTCTCGTCATCCATTAATTGACGTAAAGTGGCTTCATCGAGCTTGTTACCTGCTGTATCGAGATACGTTTGAATACTTGATTCAGTAATTTTGTCGAGATCGTCCGCTTGCTTGCGTAATTCAGAAGCATTTCCGACTGCCATCGTCCAAGGGTTATGAATCATTAACATTGAATTTGAGGGCATAAAAATAGCGTCACCGCTCATTGCGATAACGCTTGCTATTGACGCCGCTAAACCATCTACATAGACGTTTATGTGCGCTTTATTCTGTTTCAACATGTTATAAATAGCGATTCCTTCAAAAACAGAACCACCTGGCGAATTAATATGTAAATTAATTGTCTTTACGTCACCAAGATCTTTTAATGCATCCCGGAAACCTGCCGCAGAGGTATCAGTGTCGTAATATTCGTCAGTTACGATTTCACCGTCGATATACATTGACGCTGTTTTTTGCTTGCTTTCCTGCTTTACTGTCAGATATTTGGGAATCATTGTTGTCTGTGGCATCATTGTCACCTCCTTTCAAAGTACTTTTTTTGCTGTTACGATCTGCAATATCCGTATCAATTGGGTATAAATCACCAGTAATCCATAATTTGTCCGCATTTTTAGCGTCTGATGGTGGTAATTCTTCCAATTTTCGTAAATCGTTAGCAGATGCAATCCCATTCCGGATCAGCGTTTGGTAGAACGCTGTCCGTGAAGAGGTATCACCACGAAGCAAACCGTTAATGTTGAACTTGAAATAGATTCCTTGTGATCGTTCCATATTACTAAGCAACTTACGGTTAAACTCCGATTCGTATTGCGTCACAATTGGAATTAACGTCATTTCAACAAATTGCAGCATGACCTGTTCGTTTGACTTTCCGTTGCCACTCTCCAGTGATTCATTCAAAAATGATAAGGGTACATTAAAGGCAGTCGCTACCCTTGAACGAGTGATTGAGTTCGTTGTTGATAAATCACTTGGTTGGAAGTTACTATCAAAACGATTGATCTTAAACCCTTTTTCTTGGACGACTGCCCCACCGTTTTCTGTAATCATTCGTCTAAAATCATTAATTAACGATTGTCGATTATCAGGACTAACTGAACGATCATATTGAATGATATATGCATCTTTTTTATCCATTTCGTTTAACGAGAAGTCTTCAACTGCTTTTTTGAACTTTAATGGTCCTTTTAACACGTCCAATGGCGAAATACCAAGTGTCCCCGTTAATGGGGTAATGTGTTTGACGTGAATAATATCGGTATTAAAGACTAAGAAATGGTACTCTGTGCTGTTAACGTCATACCAAATGGAATTGTCATCAACATTTCGTTTAACAGTAATTGCACCCGGATCAATTGGCCACAAATTAATTGGGGCACCATTATCGTCACGTTCAATCCATGCATAAGCATTCCCGTCCGTATTCCGTGATACTTCTAATTGATTAATGAGTTGGAATGCTGACATCGAAGGATTAGCTTCACCATGCAATAAATCAGATGCAGGAGTGTTGATTTGGTCGTATTCCTTGTATTCATGGATCGGCAAACTTGATAACGTGTTAGCTAAACGACTAATAACTCCAAAGACTTCTTCATTATTGCGTAATATATTGTTATGAGTTCCAAAAAAGTTACTGTTAGCCCAGTTACTAAAATGAAAGCCTTGTCCTTCCCAATCACCAGAACTTGTCTTTTGCTGTGGATCAGTTGAAAATAAATGTTTTATGTTATTCCAAAATCCCATATTTGCACCTCCTTTCCGCTAATTCAGTTAACTTACTTTTCCTTCATCATTGCAACTAAGGCATAAATACCAATAATTGCAAATACCATTAGCAAAAACAAAAACCATAGTCCAAGAACAATAATCAAAGGTGTAAAAATCACTAACCATGAGCAAGTGACTAGCCCAGCTAACTTTGCACTAAACAAAAAAGCCGTTAAAGCAACGGCAAACCATACTAATAATTTCATTTCTTCACCTACTTGAATGAAATAAACGTTGAGACTGGACCGTCATAAGTTGGTTCTACTAACATATCTATCACTGATACATGTGCATCTAGTGCTGCTGCAAAACCGTCAATTTTACGTGATTGTGATGTTTTTGTAGGCAACCAATTATCATTACGATCTTGGCGGAGATGGACGTTGTTGAGATACCACTTAAACATTGATTGCTCATTGAATACGACCTTTCCATCTAAAAGAAGTTCTTTGAAATTTTGCAACGGACCGCCAAGGGTAAAAAATCCTTGCCGAACCAGATCTGTTTCAAATCCCGCTTCGATTAGCTCTTTATTAAGCCGAATTGCTTTTGCGGGGTCATATCTGATCATTACAATGTTGTATTTTTCTGCTTGTTCTTTGAACCAATCAAGCACGTATGAATAATCGACATAATCTCCAGGAATAATTGTGATATCCCCATCATGTTCCCACTTCCTAATTCGTTCTGGATTCTTGTCACGTTCATACCGGGCGTGTGGAATCCACGAATGTTCCAATATAAAAACGCCACCATCATCTAAAGGAAATTCTAAGCATGCGGAGGTGAAGTCCTCAGTATCTGATAGATCATATCCACCTACGCATTCACGACCCAAAAGTTCCTTCAAATCAAGGTGACGCTTATTTTTTTGTAGTATTTCAGGAGTTATGAAGCTTAATTCATCAACTTCCGAGAAGATATTAAATCGTTTAGTTAACCAATCAGCAAATCTAGCAGGAACACGGCGATCATTTTTGAAGTCACTAATCATATCAGCTAATTGCATTAAACCAATGTTGGGATTAGCTTTAACCCACTTGGTTGGATCATTAACTTCTTCTTTGTTATCAAGGCACGCTAAGTAGTAAAATGTACGTTCATCAATGTCATTTTCATAATTGCTTAATGTATCGTGTCCTTGATCAACCATATCTACCAACGGACCGTCTAAAACGTAACCAGCCGTTGTAATATAGACAATTAACGGCTGTGTCCGTGTTCCTCGAGAATTTTTCATGACGTTAATCAAAGAATAATCTTGATATTCGTGAATTTCATCGAACACGGCAAAATGGACGTTCTCACCATCTTTATTGCTCTTTTCAGCAGACATCGCCATGATCTTTCCACCAGTTTTCGGGTATCTAATTTCGCTTCGGTTGGGAACAAAACGATCAGATAACCAAGGAGATTTTTGAATCATTGTTCGAGAACCTTCAAACAAAAGGCGTGATTGCTGTTGTGAATTAGCTAAAAAGTAAACATTTGGACCATTTTCACCATCAAATCCTGCCATATAGTCTGCCAGACCAGACTCCAGCTCAGTCTTCATTGTTATTATCCATAGGCTTTTTATCCTATGCTCTGGAGGTCACCCTCATTTTCATTGGTTGGTCAATTCCAACCCAGTTTAGCGTACATTTTCAATCATTAAGATTGTTGGGCACTCTTGGGAGAATTATATTTATTCATCTCCTACGCGTTACGGTGCTCACTAGCCTTGCGCAATCTAGTGAGTTACCTCGGTATCTTCTCAATCAATTAGATTATCGGTGCAAAATAAGGGGCTTTTGCACCGATAAAGTGAGGTTTCTACCGATTTTGTCCAATTTTAGAACGGCGAGACGAGTTTACCGTTCTTACGGCCGACAAAGATAAGGCTTTCACGAAAGCGTCTTACTCCTGTATGCTTATTAACCCAACCAAACATTGAGCCAACAACAAAGTGCTGCCATGGTTGCATTACTAAGTGATCAAAATTACCTTTAGTCGGATGGCATTTCTTTTCGATAAAACGAATAGGTCGCCAACCTTTTTCTTCATCAAAAGTCCAAGGATAATCGGGATCATTTTTAGAACGTTCAAGGTCTTTTAAATGTCGCTCACACGCTAATTTCACCCATTTACTGGCTATAATGTCATTATTTACCACTGCTTGCGCATAAATCGTGGTCAACAAAGCTGGTGATGGTGCTTCTAGCACATGTCCCAGTGATCGTTCGTTGTCCATATAAGCTTGAACCCAGTGGGTAAGCCCTGCGTAATCAAGATTAAGCGGATTTTCTTTTAAAATATTAGAAGTCATCGTCATCATCTTGTTTTTGATCATCTGTCATATTAATAGCTAAAGATGCACGTGCTGCTGGATTAAGTCCTAAGTTCTTAGCTAACTTATCTAGTTCAGCCGAAATTTGAAGTTTTAATCGTAAATCGGGATTAGGCTTGCCTTCTACAAATCGCCCATTTCTTTTTAGACGTGCGTTACACGACTTGTATTCTTTAGTTAAGTCACAATAACGTGCAATTTCATCAATATCCGCCTCATTTAATAAATCGGTATCCTTAAATAGCTTAATAATTGCTCGAAATTGTTTTTTAGCTCCAGCATCAAGATAAGATGGTGGATTCATATGTTCAGCAGAAACTTTTAATTTTTGCTCATTTTTTGCACGCCGTTTGAGTTCATCTTTGGGCTTGTGATTATAGTTTCCATTGGCAACTAATTGCAGAACATTTTTAGCTGGTTGTGGCATATCAAAAATTCCTCCTTTCGCCGAAATTTAGCGCTTGACGCTATTTTTAGTTATGTTATGATTTAGTTGAAATATGAGTGGTCAAAATTAACGGACATCCGGTGATGGGTGTCCGCTTTTTTGTGTGCAAAAAATTTTGAAAAACGAGTTTTTTGCGAAGTAAGGCATGGCACCGCTCCCGTGATTTTAAAATTTTCTATTTTTTAGGGGTGGGGGGCTTGTTTTTGCACTTTTTGCACACGAAAATTATTTATTTTTACTTTCAGACCGCTTTAATCGTTGATGTGACGGCGTTTATAGGCATGTGCGCTTTTGGGTTAAAGTTCTGGATTTGCTTTGAATGTAAAAATATCGCTGTTTTTTTCGGCTTTTAGTTTAGTTTGCTTATCGTGTAGCGACTTTGTGCGTTCGTTGTGCTCGGCATTGTGGCAAGCTTTGCAGATAGTTTCTAGGTTGTTAGGGTCTAGCCGTCTGCCATAGTCAACCCTTACCGCTTTAATATGGTGTACTGTTGTGGCTGGTGTTATTCGCCCCGCTCGCTTGCATACCTGACACAAATAATTATCACGCTGTAACACTTGTTGCCTTACCGCTTGCCACTCTTTAGAATGATAAAATGCATTGTAGTTATCTTTATACTTGTGTCCCATCTGCGCACCTTCTAACGCTTTAATTAAACTATTAACCTTTTCTATTAACTAGCTACCGTATCGCCTTATATGTCATCACATCGCAATATAAAGCAAGGCAAAATAAAAAGGCGCTACCGTTTGAGGTAACACCTTATTAATTCGTTTCTTTCGACAATATCAATATAACACTAAAAGCCCCTTTATTTTTCCGCATTTTTTCCGCGAGGATTTAAAACAAAAAAAGCCACCTACCTAATTAATATATAGATGGCATATATAAATAATAGTATTCTATTGCTTGTTTAGTTCTTCTCGTCTGATATGTATAAGCTTCTCCAGTTCGTCAAGTCCTTCATTATCTGCATACTGTTTAATATATCGCCGTGCATATGATCGCGCTTGATATGCTTTTGCTGCTTCCGGGTGCTTTGCTTTATATTTGGCCGTTGCCTTTGCTTGTGCTTTTGTAATTGCCATACTTGCACCGTCTCCCCTTTATAATATATAATGTATATGTAATCAAAAAGGGCAAGCGTGGCACCGCTCACCCCTTTTGCTGTTGCCTAATATTAGAAATGCAATTTGTTAAACACTAGCCAAATTTTGGTTAGTGTTTATTTTGTTGGTCGTAATAAATCTGATATAGCAACGCTAATAACGCAACTAACAGATTCATGTACGCGATCCAGTCGCCGGAGCTCACGGCGCCCGCTCTCCTAATGTTAGGACTTCAGCAAGTGAACCATTGGCCATTGGTACCACCCGCCTAGTATTCCGCAACACTTTACTACTTGCCTAATATTAAGCTTTGTTGTTTGGCTGTTGCTCCGTACCAATCAACAACTATATTATATAACATATACATAAAAAGTAAATACATCTTAATAAATTAGTTCAAATAAAAAAGTCGCCCAATTAGGCGGCTTCTTTCGTTTCTGTGTGCTTGTTGTTGTCATCCCCGACAACTATTTTTATATTAACTCCCAGTCCGTTCAAACGATCAACGGTTGAAACTAACAACCTCATCAATACACTTTTATAATCGTCACGGCTTGCAAAGTAACGGCGCTTGTAGTCGTCCCCAGGATCAACAAACTTCAAGGCGTGACTCTTAACAGTTCGATAATATGTTTTATAGTTCATTGTATGCATCCCCTTAGTACTTTAGTAGATAATTAATTGCGTTGTTTAGTATGGCTTGTTGTGCTTGTTTGTTTTCGCCGTTGTGAATGCTTTGGGCCAGTTCTTCAAATAACATCCCCATTATTTGAACTGTTTTAGGTTCTAACCCTTCACAGTAACCACCTACAAAACGGGCGTAGATTTTTGTGGCTGTTATTCGGTTCATTGACGGTGTTAAATTACAGCAAAGAACAAACCGCCAATAGTTCCGCCTGAATGCTCGGCGCTCGTGTGTATATACGGCGTCACTTTCATATAAAGCCCGCATAATTCGGGTGGCTTCCATCAAGTAAAGTCTTACTTTATCACCTGTATCTAATAGCGTTAATGCTTTAATTGTTAAATCTGAGTAACTTAATTTTGTAATATCCATCATGTTCAACCCCTTTTATAACTTCCCTTCTAGTTGGCTGTAGTTGTGCGCTTGTCCGTTTTTGGAACATTTACAATTTCTAACCCTTGCGCACCGTCCCCTTGCTGTGCGATCATTCTTTCATTTTTCTTGTTCGGGTAAACTGTTAAAGTATAATCACCATCCCCATCATCTTCATATTGAAGTGTGAACTTGTCATTTTTTATTTGTTGGCCATCCTTTATATGGGTCTGTGAGTCCTTTAATTCCTTGTTTTGGTCTGTTAAGTCTTCATTTTCAGCGTTTAAGTCTTCTACATGTGTATTAACTTTACTTCTTGCCGTTTGTTCTGTTCTAACTCGGTTTTGTGTGTCTTTAAGTTTCTGACTGTCAACATACCAATTAGAAACCGCAATAATTAATAAAATCCCTAAAACTTTAATAACTGAATCTTTATTCATAGTAGTTACCCCTTTATATTCAATTGGTATATTTTTAATATGCTTTCAAAAAGTCGTGTAAGTCTATTCCATTTGATTTTTCTAGTGCTTCATGTGACGTATGAAAATTACACTCACATAAATAATCAAGAATTCTTTTCCCTAATCGATTGTTTTTGTTTTGCATATAGACCAAACCTAAAAGCGCGTATCTGTCGGCGGTAATGCTCCAATCATATAAACGGGCTACTTCTTGGATTGTTCTATCACTTTCTAGATAGTTAAAAAATTCTTCTTGTTCGCTGTTAATTTTGATTTCCATAATATCTACCTCTTTATTGGTTAGTTTTCTTTTGCTGATAATTTATATAATTTGTTCCAGAATTCGCGATATTTTCGCCCGCCTAGTTGCTTATAGGCCTGATGTACAGTGATTTTATTTTCTTGATACATATTGATATACTTTTCTACTTTCCGCATTGTTTACATCCCCTTTTACAAATCGCAAGAAATATAATTGTAGTCGCTGAAATTATGTTCTTTTGCATATTCACTCATACAATAAAGAGAATCGAACTTTAGACCCTCCGCCTGCTTTGGGGATGTCATTTCATACCCCGTTACATTAAAACCGTTGTTTAGTTTTTCGTTGCAATATTTACACTTCATTTTTAAGATCTCCTTTTCTAGCCGTTGTAAATTTCTTCTAGTGTTTCACTAAATCCGCTCATGTCATCATTCCACCAAATAAGAAAGCTTTTAATTTGCTTACTGTCGTATAGCGTTGTTTGTTCGTCATCTAGCTTCATTCTTGCGACTGTTGCACCATCCTTCTTTAACTCGTATTCGTTTGAATATCCTTCTACTTGATCGAATATCTTTTTAGCTTTGTTTAGTATGGTTTGTTGTTCTTTTGTCATTATTTATCTTCCTTTCTTTTATAACATCGTGTTATATAGTAAAATTAAAAATTTTTGAACATACTAGATTTTTATCTTAAATCTTAAATAATCCCTTTTCTAACATCGTGTTATATAAATGATTAAAATTTTATTTATTCGTTTAGTTTTTCATCTCATTTCTTTTCTTGTTCCTTTCGACATCTTTATAATATAACATCGTGTTATATATTGCAATAAAAAATTTGGAATTTTTCCAACTTTTTTATTCAAGTTCTTTCAATCGCTTATCTATTGCGCGTTTTGTATCTTTCAAATCGCCAATATAATCTATCCTATCATCTGTACTATTGACAGCTTTATAAACTGCTGGGGCTTTTTGGGGGTCTGGATTTATCCATTTGTGAACTTCTCTTAATGACCTCTTATAGTCATTGAATTCTTTATTTCTTGCTCTCCATCGTGCGTTGGCTTCCAGTTGTGCTTGGCTCGCTTTTGCCATATATTTCACCTCTTTAGCATTTAATAGAAGTATATAACAACGTGTTAGTGAGTTCAAATATATACAAGCACTTTTATAGTTCTTTCAGTCTTTCATCAATAAGCCCGCGCAATTCTTCCAATTCTTCCCGTGTAGCGTCCTTTTTAATGAAGTTGCGTGCTCTTGACTTCTTTTGATTGCGGTAGGCTTCTTTTTTATGTGTGCGGTTGTATTCATTTACGCGGTTTATTTGTCGCTGGTGAGCTTCTTCTTTAGAATATTTCTTTACTTTTGGCATTTTATCGCCTTCTTTTTAACTCTTTTGCTTGTTGTCTTAATTTTTGGGCTTCTTTTAAGTCATTACATCCAGATTTAACTAATCGATAGCTAACATATAGCCCAACTAACAGAATTACTATATTAAATAGAATTTTCAGCATTTCTAAAACCTTTCTATTTTTCTAGTTCCATAGTATAATTATATATGTAAAAGGGAACCGCGCCACGATTCCCAATTTATAAGCTTTATTTATTTGTTAGCCTTTTTTAAGCGTTTAGCCCGCTTTTTTAAGGCTTTTTCTTTTAGACGTTGCCCTTGCCAATAATCTTTATAGCCTTTACAGGCTAACCGATAGGCGCCGGCTATTCCTAAAAGGGCGCTTACTACTGTAAGCATAGCCCCGAAACTCCTTTCATATCTAGAATTTGAAAGTTGGGACTGCTTAAGCTAGTAATTAGCTTACACTTATATAATATCATTATTTTATAAGTTGTCAACTAATAAAATTAAAAAGAATAAAAAACTTTTCTACTATATATTAAATAGAAATCATGTTCTATTTATTAAGAACGTGACGCGCTAACTATGCTATAAAGATAATGAAGTCAATTAAAGGCAGTTAACTATTTTCAAGGTGATTATTAAAGCCTGGTAAGAATAGGAACGAAGCTACTTTTTAAGGCCAAAAAATTATTTTTACACGTGGAAAAGTTGATATTTAAAAAGCATGCTTTTTAAACTACATAGAAATTTCGTTAAAAAGAAGATTCAGATTACTTTTTCTTACTTCTTAATCTTCTTTTTCAGTGACTTTTCTTTAATTTAAAAAGCATGCTTTACTTGTTTATTACATTTTTATCAAACTACAATATAGGGGAGTAAAATATAGCGGTGACGATTATCTTTATCAGCCACTAAAACAGCTACACAATTCTAATAATCATATCGTTACAATAACTGAATCCGCACGCATTACTCAACTTCTTATAAGTCTAGGAGCTATTGCTTTTTTCTCCTGCCACTTATTTTTGGCATTCTTGGACCCCCGGCAAGACCTGGGATTACCTAAAGGCCTTAGTTATTTTGCTGTTTTAGTAGGTTGTTTTGGGTATTGGTTTATACCTTTAACAATTATTTCTATGTTATTAATTGCTTTTTTAGAGGATCAAAGTGTTTATTTAATTGGATGTTACAACCAAAATCAGCAAACTTTGCAAAAACTACTCCTAATCACTATGACATCGAAGAATTATTAAAGGACGCCGTTTGTAAAATTAAGTTAGAAAAATAGAAAAGCCATTTGTGGTAGACTTTTGAATACCCCTAAACAAAAGAAAGGAAACCACAAATGACTTACACCCATCTTACCACAAACGAGCTGACAATCATCG